TTTAGCATCCTTTTAAAGTGTCCAACATTGGACGGTTTGTTTCAGTGTTAGTATTAAACATATGTTATATAACACTTTCACTAAAGTATCAGTGTTATATAACTATGTAATACTACTTGTCAAGAGGGGAAATATGGTAGCCACCAACATCTGGAATGTATATTCCATAGCCATCCTCTTGAATGTATCCAAAGGATACCAGCAACAGATAGGCCAGAGCTACGCTGCAACCTACATAGGCGGCAATGGCAATACGAATTTCAGCATAGGTCATGTTAAATCCTTCCATCCACTATCGTGGATTAATGTGGGAATACGTTTCTTTAACTCCTCTGGAGTTAACGTGTTGGCAATCAAAGTGTCCAATGTTGGACGGTTCATTTCTTCTGCCAGTTCACAGAACTGTGCCATAGCTGTGTCGAGCATATCCTGCTCAACACTAGCTTTGTAGGAAGATACTTTGTATCTCATGCAGCTTGACGCTTTTCAAGTGCAGCCATCAGATCAGTGATGATCTCTTCAAGATCAAGCTCATTCAATTCGGCTTGAGCAATGATGGTATTGACCATCACTTTGTGAGAGATACGAGGCTTAGTTGTATCAGCCTTTGGCTGTTCTGCATCAGACTGTCCAACATTGGACGTTTCACCTTCGGTGGTTTCTTCATCAGCTTTAGCTGCATCTCGCATTGCTTTCTGCAAAGCAGTAAGTGAAGTACCTTTGAACTTACCATCTTCGATGAACTTGCGGCACTCTACTTCGTTTTCAACGAACCACAGAGCTTCAGAACGACGACGACGATCAATGATATTGATGCCGTACATCGTCAGAGTTTGACGACTAATCTGACCGGAATCCAAAGTGGATTGAGCTTTCAACTCTTGTAAGAGTTTGCCAAGTCTGGTGTCGAAGCCAGAGGCTTTGATGGTATGTTTCAGACTGTTAGTCTGTTTCCAGATTGATGCTAAGGCTTTGCCTTCCTTTACAAGAGCTGAGATTGTAGTACCTTCGGTAGTTTTTGTTGTTGCTGAATTTGTCATTTCGGTAGTCCCTTTATCTATACTCTGTTTATATGAGAGAACCTATATCTCTCACAAATAGTGAGATATAGTTCTCTTTATAAACTAGTAGAGTATAGTATAAGTTGTCAAGTCATGGTTTCTCATGACGTGATCCTCGGTGCAGGCCGTTTCACGGATGACTGCAGTAATTACAAGTAATTACGAAGTTCGTGCGCTAAACTCATGCGAGGCTCCAGCTTGGATTAGGTCACCATTTGTGTGGCATATTTGTCATATACTTTGTATATGGTATCGTCCAATGTTGGACACTTCAAATGACCATTGGCAGAGCTATGCACGGCTTGTGGATATGTGACATGACCATCTCTGATGGTGGGGTATAGTATTTGTACTCGGCATCTACAACACATCTTCGATGTGAAAATCTCCCTGTTTCTATCACCATAAATGGTGGCAACTGATTGCATAACAGTTGTCGTAGACAAGTAAGTGTTTGATTTGATGTATACCTTCGGTATGTTGGTGGAATGTGATGGCATATTTGCTTTCAACACACGTCATGACCTTGCATTATGCGCAGAATTGCACGTTGAGGAGGGGGTGGGCAGGGGCCATGCCGGGGGTATACGTTAGTATATACGTACAAATACACAGATCAGGAAATATCACTGTTAACCACATTACATATATACTGGTTTACATGTACATAGGGCCGATGTGGACCTATTATACGTGATCACAAATGGTATAATACAGTTTGGGTAGGGGCATTAATACGTGATCACAAATAGTAAGTAACATACGTGTAACAAAGCTGTAACATATATCACAATACATACACACTATACGATTAGGGGTTGACATGTATTGTAGAATGTGTAAAACTATATATGTTAGGTGTTAGGGTAGGGTCACTTAAAGTGATACACGTACAGTGAAACAGTTAAATGTATATATACTTACTTATAATTATACTTAACTATATAAACATATAAGTATACACGTACAGTACAACACTTACATGTAGTATATACGTAAGTGAAAATTGCCTTTAGGCGAGAGATTTGTAATTAAGTATTGACAATGGCTAAAAAATCAGTAAAACTATATACAGACAATGTTTTGGAAGAGTTCTATAAACATGTATTAGATGGTAACTTAGATAAGTTGCACATTCCTCATAGTGATGTATTTTATGTAAAGACTGCAGTGGATGCCCACTACGGTAAATCATTTACGTTAGAGCACGTAGAGTGGGCTATGCGTATGGAAGGTTGGACGGACGGACATGACGGTTGAATATAGAGGTGAAACATTCAGTGGGTATAACAAACCCAAGCGTACACCTAAACATCCTACCAAATCTCATGTAGTACTTGCTAAGGAAGGTACTACCATTAAGATGATACGCTTTGGTGAGCAAGGTGCAAGTACTGCAGGTAAGCCTAAAGCAGGTGAATCGGACAAGATGAAGAAGAAACGTGCAAGTTTTAAGGCACGTCATGCAAAGAACATTAAGCGTGGTAAGTTAAGTGCAGCTTACTGGGCAGATAAAGTAAAATGGTAATATAAGGAAATATTAAAATGGGTGTATTGTCGGCAGCTGCTCGTGCAGCAATGAAAGCTAAGAAGGCAGCTAAGTCTGCAAAAAATGTAAAAAAGAATAGTAATAAAAAAGTAGAAGACATAGATTCTTTGGTTAAAGAACAAGTAGCAAAAGCTAAAGCCGCTAAAGCAAAGCGTGAAGCTAATGAAAAGCTAGGCCAAAAAGCCAAGGCTAAAACTAAGAAAAAAGATTCTGGTGATATTTCTGAAGTATTAATGCCAGAGGATAGACCATCTAAGGATACTGAAAAACAAAGTAGTAAAGAACGTTTAATAAATGCTACTGGTTCAATTTCCGCTATGCTAACTAAGGCTGGTCCTAAACCCCTGAGCATGGATAAATATCGTTCGCTCCCTACTGCTGCACGTAACGCTTTTGCAAGACAGGCAAATACAGATTATAAAAATAATATTATAACTAAATCTCAATATGAAACTATTATAGAACGTATTGAGGCAGCTGAACTGTATAAAAACGTTCGCTCTATGGAACAAGGCATAGCTAATAAAAAGGCTAAACCAGTAACTTTAGATAAAAGCATGGCACTTTCAGAAAAAACTACGCCACGTAAGCCAAGTGACATGACAAAAAAAGAACTTGCTGAAGAGTTGCGTAAACAAGAAGCTAAAGCAAAGCCTAGACTTGCTAAAGGTGGAATGTCCAAACCTAAAAAGTATAGTAGAGGTGGGTACGCTAACTGTGGTGCCTCTATGAAACCTACACAGGGAAATAAAAAATAATGGCACCTAAATTTAAAACATGTAAGGGGTGTCCTACCCCTCTTAAATGTAAGGCAGTAGGAAAATGTATGGGAAAGAAGAAGAAATGAAATTCTTAGATTATAAAACCGTACTTGAAGAACATGGGTATCTTGTAACGGAAGAAGCTGTAACTACACGCTTAGGTGATGTACTTGCAGCCTTTGATCCGTATGGAGATTACTGGTGTTCAGATGGTAAGGTCCAAGAAATACTTAGCTCTAAAGTCACGGCAGCTAAAACTGAGAAAAAGAAAACGGGTAAGAAAGTACGGGCACGTACAGAGAAGGGTTACTTTGTAAAAGATGATCCTGCTACTCCTGAGAATGAAGCGTGGACTACAGAGTAACTTAGGAGATAGCATATGGCTAAGGACAAACTAGCTGGTAAACCTCGTACAGTGGCAGCTGCAAAGAAGGCAGGTTCTAAATTCTTCTATGATAAGAAGGGTACAAAGAAACTTGCAGTAACTGCAGAGGAACTTAAGAAGTCCGGTAAGACACTTACTCAGTGGGCCAATGATTTTGGTAAATCTAAAACTAATAAGAAATCTGAATCAGCTGCAGCAGTAAAAACTTCCTTACGCCCTAAAGCTAGACCAGTTAAATCTACACGACCTAAAGCACGTCCCGATACAATAACTCGTGCAGGTAATGGTTACGGTGACATGACGGTAGCCGAGAAGAGAGAAGTAGATGCAGCCAATGCTAAAATTAAAGCAGATGCAGCTAGACGTAGACAGGAAAACCTTGTCAAAGCTAAAGCGTACATAGCAAATAAAAAAACTACTGCACCATTTAAGGGCAGTAGTCCTTACCTAACTTATGCTAAGTGGAGTAAGATGACACCTGCAGAAAAGAAAAAGACTGGTTTGCCAGTTAACATGGGTAAAACTAAATCTGCATTTGAAGTTTATATGAATGAACTTAACGGGAATAAATAGACTACATGTCTTTACTTAATCAAGGTAAACCAGCACGTATGCGTTCTGTGTATGGTCACAATAGTGGCACCGCTACAGAGGTTGTATATACATGCCCTGCTAACTGTGTAGCTGAGGTTACGTTCATCCACATAGTTAATGGTGGTGGTAGTACAAACTCTGTAGATGTAGAGTGGTACGTAGCAGCTGATAACTACACATCTCACTTTCTGTCAGGCAAGAGTCTAAATTCAGGTGATTACATTACCTTTACAAACATTGACCTAGTACTACAACCGGGCGATAAGATACAAAACGTACCTACTTCCGCTGGGCATATTGACACTATCCTTACTGTAACTGAGACCTTCGTCCCAGTAGGGTAATAGCGGGGTTGCATTATTGTCTATAGTATGATATAACTAACTATGGTATAACTTCTTTGTATACTTGATATGTAAGTATACATTCATGATACAAGGAGTTATAAACATGAAATGGTTAATTAATTGGTTTGAAGCAGTCGCAGTAGCACAACAACGCCGTGCAGATTATTGGTTGCTTCGTAATATGTCCGATAAAGAACTAAAAGATATTGGAATTACACGTGGCGAAATCTCCCAAAAAATCTTCAACGGTTAATGCGGCAGGTAATTATACTAAGCCTACTATGCGCAAGCGTCTTGTTGCCTCTGTTAAAGCTGGTGGCAAAGGTGGAAAGCCCGGACAGTGGAGCGCACGTAAGGCACAAATGGTTGCAAAGCAATACAAAGCAAAAGGTGGGGGCTATAAATAATGGCCCTATCCAAATCACAAAAAAGTCTTAATAGATGGACGAAACAAGACTGGAGAACCAAAAGTGGTAAACCTTCTACACAAGGTCCAAAAGCTACTGGAGAGCGTTACCTTCCGGCTGGCGCTATTAAAGCTATGTCTAACAAAGAGTATGCAGCAAGTACAGCTAAGAAAAGAAAAGATACTCAAGCGGGTAAACAATTTTCTAAGCAACCTAAAGCGGCAGCTAAAACGGCTAAACGTTTTCGGAGGACGTAATGGCTAATACAGTACTAGACGATTGGAAAGTACTACCTCGGCTTATGATGCTGGCAGTCACTGTACTGACGTATCAAGCGGTACACTGGTTTATGTCACTACCTGATCCTAGTGTAGCACAGTCTGGCCTTGTATCAGTCTGTATGGGCGCTCTCACAGGATGTTTTGGTATCTGGATGGGCAAAGAGTCTAAGACTACAGTAACACCAACACGTGTAGTACACGAAGAGAGTTATAATAAATGATAGGTCAGATCATAGGTGCAGTAGGTGGTCTTGCTTCTTCTTACCTTGACGGTAAGGTAGCAATACAAAAAGCCAATGCAGAAATCCGTGTTAAGCAAGCAACAGGTGAGCTTGACTGGGACATTGCTGCAATGAACAGTACCCAGAACTCTTGGAAGGACGAGTGGATTACTTTGTTATTTAGTATTCCTCTTATCCTTGCATTTTGTGGTGACTGGGGTAACCAAATTGTACAGGCTGGCTTTGCATCCCTTGAGTCTATGCCTACGTGGTATCAGTATTCACTGGGTGGTATTGTAAGTGCAAGCATTGGTATGAGATCAGTATCTAAATTCTTTACAGGTAAAAAATAATATGGCATTTAAACTATCAAGTCGTAGCCTAGCTAAGATGGAAGGCGTAGATGAGAAACTAGTCGCTGTAGTCAAACGTGCTATTGAGCTAACCAAGGTAGACTTTGGAGTTATCTATGGTCTACGCACAGTAGAAGAGCAAGAGAAACTTGTAGCGGCAGGTAAGTCCCAGACTATGAAGTCCAAACACCTAGAAGGTAGAGCCGTAGACCTTATGGCTTACGTAGATGGTAAGGGCGTATGGGAACTCAATGTCTATGATGATCTTTGTGACGCAATGAAAGAGGCAGCTAAGGAACTTGGTGTAGCCATTAAGTGGGGTGCAGCTTGGTCAGAGGGTGACATTCGTACTTATGCAGGTACAGCTGAAGATGCAATGATGGCATACGTAGACTTACGCCGTAGCCAAGGCCGTAGACCATTTATTGATGGCCCACATTTCGAGTTAATGTAATAAAGGAAGTATTATGGCACGTGAGTTAACTGAGCGTCAACAAAAGTTCTTAGCTGTCCTTATGGATGAAGCGGGTGGTGACATTACCTCCGCTAAAATGTTGGCGGGTTACTCAGCTAATACTTCTAACACTGAAGTTACAAATAGTCTTAAGGAAGAGATTATTGATGTGACACATAGTTACCTTGCACGTAACGCCCCCAAAGCTGCAATGGCTATGGTGGGTGCGCTATATGATCCTACAGAGCTAGGTATTCGTGATAAGATGCAGGCAGCTAAAGAATTACTTGATCGTACAGGTTTGGTTAAAACTGAAAAGATGCAAGTAGAGGCAAAGGGTGGTGTTATGTTAATGCCAGCTAAAAACCCACAGGATGATGATGACTAAGAAAGTAGGTACGTGGAAACTTCCACAGCCAACCGATCTAAAAGAAGATAATGAATGGGTTCCAATCCCACGTGTAGCAAGAACCATTCCTTTTGGTTACGAAATTGATCCAGAGGATACACAAATTCTCTTGCCAATTGAACACGAACTTGATATGCTTGAACAAGCAAAGAAATACCTTAAACAGTATTCATATCGAGAAGTGGCGAATTGGCTTGCAAGAAATACTGGCAGGTCCATATCGCACGTAGGATTAAAGAAACGGTTGGACAATGAGCGACAAAGAAAAAACAAAGCTGGAAGCCTACGCAGATGGGCAGACTATGCGAAAAAGGCAATCGCCAAAGCGGAAGAAATCGAAAGTAAACGTATCGGCGCAAAAGAAAAAGACAGTAGCAACAAAGCAGCTTAATCCTACAGTAATAGTAGATGAGTTTACTCAGAAGGTTGAAGAGCAACACAACGTAATCTTTAAGCCTAATAAAGGACCACAAACTGACTTCCTTGCGTCTAGTGAGCGTGAAGTACTATATGGTGGCAGTGCTGGTGGGGGTAAGAGCTACGCCATGTTGGCTGATCCGTTACGCTACATGGGCATCCCGGCTTTTACAGGCTTGCTACTACGACATACTACGGAAGAACTAAGAGAACTTATTACTAAGTCGCAGGAAATGTACCCAAAGATTTGGCCCGGTATTAAGTGGTCAGAACGTAAGATGACATGGACTGCACCCTCTGGTGCTACACTGTGGTTAAGTTACCTAGACAAAGACCAAGACGTTACACGTTACCAAGGTCTAGCTTTTAGTTGGATAGGATTTGATGAGTTAACTCAATGGTCTACGCCCTATGCGTGGAACTACATGAGGTCTCGCTTACGTACTGCAGACCCTGCTTTACCACTGTCAATGAGAGCTACTACTAACCCCGGCGGCAGAGGACATCACTGGGTTAAAAAAATGTTTATTGATCCTGCACCTGCAGGTGAGTCGTTTATAGCTACCGATATTGATAGTGGTGAGCAATTAAAGTACCCTGCTGGACATCCTAAAGCAGGTAAGCCTTTATTTAAACGTAGGTTTATTCCTGCAAGACTAAAGGACAATCCATATCTAGCGGAGCAAGGTGACTACGAAGCCATGCTTTTATCTCTACCGGAGCAGCAGCGTAGACAGTTGCTTGAAGGTGACTGGGATATTAAAGAGGGCGCAGCCTTTACGGAGTTCGATAGAAATGTACACGTAGTTGAACCTTTTGATATTCCACACAACTGGGTTAAGTTTAGGGCATGTGATTATGGTTATGGAAGTTATTCTGGCGTTATATGGTTCGCTGTATCCCCTAGTGAACAACTTATTGTATACCGTGAACTATACGTTAGCAAAGTACTTGCGGTTGATCTTGCCGACATGGTTAATGAACTAGAGGCAGGTGACGGTAATATTAAGTACGGTGTGTTGGACAGTTCGCTTTGGCACAAACGTGGTGATACAGGGCCAAGTCTTGCAGAACAAATGATACAACGTGGCTGTCGTTGGCGTCCATCTGATCGCTCCAAAGGTTCTCGTGTAGCAGGTAAAAACGAAATACACAGACGCTTACAGGTAGACGAGTATACGGAAGAACCTAGACTAGTGTTTTTTAAAAATTGTACTAATCTTATTTCACAGCTACCTGCATTACCAATTGATAAGAAAAATCCAGAAGACATCGACACTCATGCAGAAGACCACTTGTACGATGCGTTAAGATATGGTATCATGTCAAGACCACGTTTTAGTGTTTTTGATTTTGATTCTGGTGGATCACACTACAACGGAATGCGAGTAGCTGATGCTACCTTTGGTTATTAAGGAAAAATAAATGGCAGAAGATAACGACAACTTTATCGAAGATGAAGCTATTGCACTAGAAGATAGTGATGATTCATCTGTTGATGATGCCGACACTTCTAATATTATTCCATTTATTATGGAAAAATATAACCGTGCAGATGACTACCGACAGCAAGATGAGCAACGTTGGTTACGTTCTTATCGAAACTATCGTGGTCTATACAGTCCAGACGTACAGTTTACAGAGGCTGAAAAGTCTCGTGTGTTTATTAAAGTTACTAAAACAAAAACACTTGCTGCGTATGGTCAGATTGTAGATGTACTATTTGCGGCACAAAAGTTTCCATTGTCTGTAGACCCTACTGAACTACCGGAAGGTGTAGTTGCAGATGTTAGTTTTGACCCTGCAGAGCCAGAACAGTTGCGTGAATCAGGCTTAGAAGAAGAGGTAAGCCCATACGGTTATCCCGGTGATAATCGTGATATACCAGCAGGTGCAACTGCAAAGACACTTGCCGAAAGTTTAGGCCCACTAAAGAATAAGTTTGAAGGTGTTGATAACGTCCGTGAGGGTGCAGGTAAAACACCTACTTCTGTTACATTTAGCCCAGCTATGGTTGCCGCTAAAATGATGCAGAAGAAAATACATGACCAGCTAGAAGAGTCCGGTGCAAGTAAACACTTGCGTAGTACTGCCTTTGAGATGGCACTGTTTGGTACTGGTGTTATGAAGGGTCCGTTTGCTGTAGACAAAGAATACCCTAGTTGGAATGAGGATGGTGAATACTCACCTAGTATTAAAACTATTCCACAGGTATCTCATGTATCAGTTTGGAACTTTTATCCAGACCCAGATGCAACAAACATGGATGAAGCTCAGTACGTAATTGAACGTCATAAGATGTCACGTAGTCAATTGCGTGGTCTTAAGCGTAGACCTTTCTTTCGTTCTAATGTAATTGATGAAGCAATTCAACTTGGTGAAAACTACACTAAAGAATATTGGGAAGATGATCTATCTGATTATTCTCCTGACCACGGTATAGAACGTTTTGAAGTTTTAGAGTACTGGGGTATGGTAGACGTTGATATGCTACTAGAGCAAGGCGTAGACATTCCAGATGAACTATCTGAAGTGGATGAATTACAGGCAAACGTTTGGATTTGTAACGGTAAGTTGCTGCGTATGGTTCTTAATCCATTTAAACCTGCACGTATTCCTTACATGGCTGCACCATATGAATTAAACCCTTACTCATTCTTTGGTGTAGGTATTGCCGAAAACATGGACGATACTCAAACACTTATGAATGGTTTCATGCGTATGGCTGTAGATAATGCCGTACTGTCAGGTAACTTGATCCTAGAAGTAGATGAAACTAACCTTGTACCGGGACAAGACATGTCAGTGTACCCCGGTAAAGTGTTCCGCAGACAGGGTGGTGCACCGGGCCAAGCTATCTTTGGTACTAAGTTTCCTAACGTATCCGGCGAAAACCTACAGCTTTTTGATAAGGCACGTGTACTTGCAGATGAAAGCACAGGCTTCCCATCTTTTGCACATGGTCAAACAGGTGTGTCAGGTGTAGGACGTACAGCTTCAGGTATTTCTATGCTTATGGGTGCTGCACAAGGCGGCATTAAAAGTGTTATTAAAAATGTAGATGACTACCTACTGCGTCCACTAGGCGAAGGTCTATTTCGCTTTAACATGCAGTTTGACTTTGATCCAAATATCAAAGGTGACTTAGAAGTTAAAGCTCGTGGCACAGAAAGTCTTATGGCTAATGAAGTACGTAGTCAAAGATTAATGCAATTTATGCAAATTTCTTCTAATCCTACCCTTGCACCTTTTGCAAAATTCCAGTATATTATACGTGAGATTGCAAAGTCTCTTGAACTAGACCCTGACAAAGTAACTAATAACATGGATGAAGCTGCAATTCAAGCTGAACTCATGAAGGGTTTTCAACAACAACAACCTCCAGTACAAGGTGGTAACCCTATGGACCCAACTGGAGCAGGTGGCGGTAACATAGGTACGGGCCAAGTACCTACACCACAAGAACAAGGATTCAGTGGAAATGCAGAAGGACAAGGAGCACCTCAACAAGCTCAAGCCGCTGGTCAACAACCACCAGCAGTGGGCTGACTTTAGTGAATACTTAGATTATATTATTGCTCAACAGCATCGTTCTATGGAACAGTCCGATAATATAGTTGCAGTACACAGAGCACAAGGTGCAATCTATCAATTACGTAGATTGAAATTACTTAGAGACGAAGTATTAAAAAATGGCTGACGTAGGTAAAAAAACAGGTAAACAAACACAAGCAGGTAGGGACGTTTATGAAACCGCCGAAGGTGAAATGGTATCTGAAAAATCTACAACCATAGAGTATAAAGGTAAGTGGATCAATATTCCTACTATACATGGCGGCAAGCAATATTCTGAAGATCAAGTAATAGAAATGTTAAATGAAGGTTTAATAAAACCTACTAGTATACATAATGAATTAGAAGAAGCTATTGAGGCTGCCCAAAGCCGTAGTAATTCTCTTGAGTTTAATAAAGGTGGTACTCCTATGTTAGAAAAACAAATGGAACTCTTTGAAGATGGCGGTCTTAAAGATGAAGGCGGCATGGTCGATGAACAATCGGGCAATGATGTTCCTGTAGGTAGCTCACGTAAAGAAGTGCGTGACGATATTCCTGCAATGCTCAGTGAAGGTGAGTTTGTATTTCCTGCAGACGTAGTACGCTATCATGGGTTAGATAAACTTATGGAACTACGTCAAGAAGCTAAGATGGGCCTTAAGCGAATGGAAGCTATGGGTCAAATGGGTAATAGTGAAGAGGCTACTATTCCTGATGATATGCCTTTTGGTCCTGCCGATTTAGTTATTGTCGGTGGTGACATGGATGATAGCCCACGTGAAATGGCAGAGGGTGGTGTAGTGTACGCTAACCAAGGAACCTTTGCTACAGGCATTGGTGGCTATCAACCTTCTATCTATCAAGGTCAACAGACATCTTCAACATATGCTCCTCCACCTAGTTCCGTTGCACCACCTGCCCCTACACCTTCACCTGCAGGTGGCTATATGCCTAAGTTTGTTACCAATCAGGCAACTCCATTTAATGATGGTAGTCTTCCCGATAATATGGTTTCAACTACTGCTACGAATAACGTAACAAATACAGCTGGTGTAAGTACGGCATCTACGGAAGATAAGTTTGTACCTACAATAGAAGATAAATATACTTCTCTTACGTATATTAATAAAGAGACAAATGAAAAGCGTGACTTTTATTTTTACAACGGTAATCCGGTAACACCTATCCCAGATGGGTTTGTACCCTACGATGAAACCGTAGATGAAACTATTTCTGACCTAGAGTCTACCGTAGTTGAAAGTACGCAGGTTACAGGTGGTAATGATGATCCTCCACCTATAGAAACACCTGAACCAATAGACTATGGTGTTTTAAGTGATGCAGATTTAAAGAAGGCATACGCACAAAACCAAACTGCCGTTGCTTTAATGGCTGGTCTAACTGCAGTAAACCCTGTATTTGGTTTGTTTGGTTCGTGGGCTACACGTTCTACAAGAAATACTATTACTGAAGAAATGAAAAAGCGTGGTATTAAAGTTCCTGAAAGTACTGGTATAGGTGGTATATTTGATAATATTATAGGCGGCATAAAAGATCTTCTAGGTCTTGATGATGAACAAGTTAAGACAGTAGCTAAACAAGTTAAAGATAACTCGCCGCCTATTGAAAATAAAGTAGTCAGTCAAATGGATTGGGCTTTGGCTGCAGCTACAGCAAAACGAACAGCGTCACAAAAATCATCATCTAGTGCCGCTACACTTAGTATGGGTAGTGACGAAGAAAGAGGTAGAACCGCCCCAACTGCCGCACAAACTGCAGCAGCTACAAGTGGGGTAGCCACTACAGGAAGAGTAGATAGCAGTGGTAAAAAGGCAGGTGATACAGGATATGTAAGTGCTCTTGCCCAACGACAAAGCCAAAAAGATAACTCTCCTCCTAAAGATAACTCGCCCCCTAAAACTAGTACGACACAACAATCAAAAGCAAGCAAAACAGCCGCAACAACTCAAAAAGCTGCAGCTACTAGGTCTAGAAATACATCTAAAGGTCTTGGTGCAGGAACTAAAGCAGGGTCTATGGCGGGTTCTAAAAGTGGTTGGGATGATTAATTGTTTATTTAATAATATACAATTAAATATCGTGACATAGCAGCACGTAAACAAAATATAATCTGCTATATTTGACTGGCTACTCATCCCCCTGCCAACACAGGCTACGGTGGCCCCAGTATGAAAGAACTGAAATATGAATGATACTAACGTTATGGGTGGAGTAGAGACACCTAAAGTTGCAGCATTTGCAAATCGTAAATACTCTAATGAAGAACGCCGCAAGCATGAGCAAGAAGAACTTGACGAGTTAATTGCGCAACAAAACGGTGAAACTAAAGAAAGTGCAGTACAGGAAGACGATCAAGAACCTGTAAATGCAGAAGATAAAAGTTTTAAGAAACGTTACGGTGATCTTCGCAGACACGTACAAGAAAAAGAAAAGACTTGGGAAGATAAGTTTGCTAAACTAGAAGCGCAGCTTGAGCAAGCTACCCGTAAAGAAATGCGATTGCCTAAGTCGGACGAAGACATTGAGGCATGGGCAACTAAGTACCCAGATGTAGCGGCAATTGTAGAAACTATTGCAGTTAAAAAGGCACGTGAACAGTCGCAGGGACTAGAAGAACGTGTTAAAGAAATTGATGAGATGAGAGCAAACGCTGCCCGTGAAAAAGCGGAAGCACAACTCTTACAGGCACACCCTGACTTCGATACTATTCGTGATAGCGATGAGTTCCACGAGTGGGTAGAAGAGCAACCCAAGTGGGTACAAGATGCTCTATATGAAAACGATAGTGATGCTCGTTCAGCTGCACGTGCAATTGATTTGTATAAAGCTGACATGGGTATTAAAACTAAAAAGACATCTAACAATCGTGACGCTGCACGTTCCGTAGGTAATCGTTCTGAACGTAGCGCTCCTGACACAGAAAGCAAAGTAGGAGTTTTCTCAGAGTCACAAGTTAATAAAATGTCTTCTCAAGAATACGAGAAACTTTCTGACGAAATTATGGAATCTATCCGTACAGGAAAGTTTGTTTACGATATGTCGGGAAATGCCCGATAAACCTATTGACATCTTAGTTATTTATGATATAACTATATGTACAATGTAGTAGTGCTGACCCCGCTAGGTATCAACTACGGTTACTCAGCACTACTAACAACTTAGCAAACAATAATAACAGTTATCGAACAACCTAATGTCTCATGGCCCGTTTAATAGAAGGTAGGCCAACTTTCTAAAGAACGCACCCTAGTAGTACATAGCCTTCGCATAAGTAATTAATAGTTTGCATCTGTAATCTAAATGCTAAAGGAGAATTATTATGGCATTCGGAAAAGCTTCGGGTTATACCAACCTGAACTCAGGCAACTTCTCGCCTGTTATTTACAGCAAACAGGTGCAACTTGCATTCCGCAAGGCATCTATTGTTGACGCAATCACTAACAACGATTATTTTGGCGAGATCGCCAACATGGGAGACACTGTGAAGATTATTAAAGAGCCTGAAATTTCAGTCTCTGCGTATCTTCGTGGTACAACCATCACTCAACAAGATTTGACAGATAACGATTTCTCGTTAGTCATTGATAAAGCTAACTATTTTGCTTTTAAAGTGGACGATATTGAAGAGGCTCATAGCCACGTCAATTTCCAAACCCTTGCATCTGATCGTGCTGCCTTCCGTTTGGCTGACCAACATGACCAAGAAGTTCTTGGTTACTTGTCTGGTTTCAAACAGTCTGCACTGCATGACAATGCCGACACAGTGAACGACCAAGTTAACGGCACTAAAGCTGACGCAACTGCAGGCACAGATGAACTGCTTGCAGCTAACAAGCTTTCCCGTCCAAACTTTGGTAACATCACTACCGCAGGTGTAGCTGGGGACTCTATCCCTGTTGCTGCTCGTTTGCCCGGTGCAACTGCACTGCCAACTGCTTACGTATCTCCAGCAATGCTGGTTGCACGTATGGCACGTTTGCTTGATGCACAAAACGTACCTACCCAAGGTCGCTGGATTGTTGTTGATCCCGTGATGATGGAAGTACTTCGTGACGAAGATTCACGTCTTTTGAACGCAGACTACGGTGGAGCAGGTCTTCAGAATGGTCTTGTATTGAACAACTTCCACGGTTTCCGTGTACACGTTTCAAACAACCTTCCGTCTGTTGGTACTGGTGCATCGACAACAGGTACAGCGGCACAGTCTACTAACTACGGTGTTATCGTAGCTGGTCATGACTCTTCCGTTGCAACTGCCGAGCAGATCAACAAGACAGAAACATACCGTGATCCAGACAGCTTTGCTGACATTGTTCGTGGTATGCATCTCTATGGTCGCAAAATCTTGCGCCCCGAAGGTCTTGTCACAGCTAAGTATAACTTGGCCTAAGATAAATAGTTGGGGCTGGCTACATGCTGGCCCCTTCTATCTTTTTTGTATTTAGGATATAACATGGCTACGTATGTTTCTCTAGTGAACGAACTTCTACGGCGTATGAATGAAGTTACCCTTGATATTGCGGGTGATGGATTTGATACTGCACGTAACGTTCAAGCACTAGCAAAAGATGCAATTAACAGTAGCATCCGACTTATTTTACAAGACGGTCAAGAGTGGCCTTTTCTTAAAACTACGTACACACAAACTTTATCCGTTGGTACACGTCAGTATAGTTTTCCTGCAGATTACTCTAGTGTAGATTGGGATACGTTTTACATTAAACAGCTTTCCTCTGAGAGTAATGCACCACGTAGGCTAAACCCTATTTCTTATGATGAATACATTCGTAACTACCGTACCTCAGATGATACAGGAGATACCGTAAATGGCGAAGCCGCACCTGTTGTAGTTTATCAAACATACGAAGATAAGTTTGGTGTTACTCCTGTTCCTAATGCTGCGTATGAAGTAGAGTATATCTACTGGTCGTACCCACAAGACTTAACTGTATATAGTGATATAGCAATTATCCCGGATCGTTTTAAGCACGTATTAATTGACGGTGCTATGATGTTTATGATGCGTTTCCGTAGCAATGAACAAAGTGCAGCAATGCACCAAAAGAATTTTGAAGATGGCATTAAAGCTATGCGCCGTGTATTACTAGACGATCCACTGGGTCTTCGCTCTACAGTTATTTTACAAGGACGTAATACTTCTTTTAGCGGTTCTTTCTAATGGCTGATAATTTAGCCTCCTTTAAAGTCTTCTGCCAAGGCGGTCTTAACACCAGCCGTGATGTGCTATCACAGGGTGAGACACAGCCGGGTTCAGCTATCTCGTTGATTAACTACGAGCCTGCTGTTACTGGTGGCTACCGTAAGATTAGTGGCTACAGCAATGACTATGGTACTGTACCGGGCTTTAACAAAGTGTTGGGCGTATGTGTAGCTAATGGTGTTAACGATGGCATCCTAGCTGCACGACACGACAACGGTAGTACCAACTACCTGTACTACTGGGATACTGCTACATCTGCTTGGGTTACTATTACTACACCTGCCTCTGTAGATGTATCTACTTACCCTAAAGTACGCTTTACTCGTTACAATTGGGGTACACCAAAAGTAGTAATCGCAGATGGTGTTAATCCAGCAGCTACGTATGACGGTACAACCTACACACAGATTACTAATGCCAATGCGCCCAGCGCACCTAAAGTATCTCATACATTTAAAAACCATTTATTCTTAGCAGGTGACGCTACTGAGCCTACTAACCTGTGGTTTTCTTCCCCTTATGAAGAGACTGACTTTGACCCTGCTGATGGTGCAGGTGTTATTAATGTAGGCTTTCCTATTGTAGCTATCAAGTCTTTCCGTGACGCACTCTACGTCTTTGGTACTAACAATATCCGTAAGCTTGTAGGCAACAACATTGCAGACTTTGTATTGCAAGAAGTTACGGATGACTTGGGTTGCCTTGCTACGGATAGTGTAGTTGAAATTGGTGGTGACTTACTATTCCTATCACAGGATGGCTTGCGTCCTGTTACTGGTACTGATAAAATTGGTGACGTTAACCTTGAGACAGTATCTAAAGACATTCAGTCTATCTTTACTGACGTTGTATTTGATGTAGACTTAGATAAGTTAGACGCTGTAGTTATTAGACAGAAAACACAGTTTAGATACTTTCTTGGTGCTGCAGATGGTCAGGGTATTATTGGTGGCTTTAGACAGACACCTAACGGACTACAGTTTGAGTACGGTCAGATGCTTGGCGTATTTACTACGTGTGCTACCTCTGGCTACATTGGTCAGAATGAGTTTGTTATACATGGTGATAGCAACGGTAAGGTACACCGCCAAGAGCAAGGCAATGACTTTGATGGTGAGGACATCTTTAGTGTATTCCAGACACCATTCTTTCACATGCAAGACCCAGAACAGCGTAAAGTATTCTACACTGTAGCTACTTACTTGCGTTCTGAGGGTGACAACGAGATCGTTATGTCTGCCTTGTATGACTACGAAGACGTAGATACACTAAGTCCAACTAACTTTACACTAACAACACAAGGTGCTGCAGCTTACTATAATGAAGCCTTGTATGATAGTACAGCAATCTTTGATGGCAACCCTGCACCAGTACAGCGTACTAACGTTTCAGGCTCAGGTAAGTCGGCATCACTTAAATACGTAACAAACGATACAAACGCATCACACAGCATTCAAGGCATAGTGATTACTTTCGGGGTGGGAGATAGACTCTAAATGGCGGGATATACCAGACAGTCCGTAGCTGACATTATCGCAAATGCGGTTATCAAAGCTGCACCAGTAAACGCAGAGTTTAACGCTATCCGTGATGCTTTTAATAACAGCACGGGTCACAAACACGATGGCACTTCTGCTGAAGGTACTTACGTACCACTCATTGCCGATCTTGATGCTCAGAACAAAGTAGTCGTAGATACAACAAACAACCGTATCAGTGTATATACAGAGGTAAGTGGTTCTGCAGTAGAACAGATACGCATTCAAGACGGTGCTATTGTACCTGTAACTGACGATGATGTAGACTTGGGTGCAGTAGGTGCAGAGTTTAAAAACCTGTATATTGATGGTATTGGTTATATTGACTCTGTAGTTATTACAGGCGGTACTATTGATAGTACAGTCATTGGTGGTACAACTCCAGCTGCCGGTACATTCACTTCTGTTGTAGCTACTACTGCCGACATTAATGGTGGTACAATAGATGGTACAGCTATCGGTGGGACTACTCCCGCTGCTGCAGACTTTACCACTATGGATGCTTCAGGTAATGCTACAGTAGGCGGTACATTTGCTGTAACAGGTACGTCTACTTTCACAGGCACAGCAACAATTACTTCTGCCGACATTAACTCAGGTGCAGCAGACAATACAGTTATCGGTAACACTACACCTGTAGCTGGTACATTTACCACACTTGCAGCCAACACAAGTCTTACTGCAGCTACTGCAGACATTAACGGTGGTACTCTTGATAATGCCACTATTGGTGCTTCTACTCCCTCTACAGGTGCTTTCACTACACTGTCAGCTACTGGTACAACTACACTAGCTACAGTAGACATTAACGCAGGTAATATTGATGGTACAGTTATTGGTGCTTCTAGTGCTGCTGCTGGTAGCTTTACGACTGTATCGACATCTGGACAAGCCACCTTGGCGACTGTTGATATTAATGGTGGGGCTATTGACGGTGCTATTATTGGTGCAGCAAGTCCTGCAGCTATAACAGGTACAACCGTTACAGGTACTAGCTTTGTAGGTCCACTTACTGGTAACGTAACAGGTAACGTCACTGGAAATGTAACTGGTAATGTCACAGGTAATCTGACAGGTAACGTAACTTCTACAGGTACATCATCGTTCCAAGACGTAACGGTTAATGGTACGTTGAATATGAATGCTGGTACTACAGCTACCATCACTAACCTGACTACACCAGTTAATACAAATGATGCTGCAACTAAGGGGTATGTAGATACCTCCGTAGCTAACTTGGTTGACTCTGCACCCGGCACACTGGACACACTAAACGAACTAGCTGCTGCGCTGGGCGATGATGCCGACTTTGCAAACACTGTAACCACTAGCATTGCTACTAAGTTACCACTGGCAGGTGGCACTATGACTGGTGCTATTGCTATGGGTACAAGTAAGATTACTGGCTTGGGTGATCCTACTGCAGCACAGGACGCAGCAACCAAAAACTATGCTGACACTACATTCTTAGCTCTGACTGGTGGAACCATGACAGGTTCCATTAATATGGGCAGTTCACCAATTACAACTACTCACACCCCAACTAATGCTGCTGACCTTACAACTAAAACATATGTAGATGGTATACTTGGTTCAGCTACTGCTGCCTCTGCTAGTGCTACTGCTGCTGCTACCTCAGCTACCAATGCTGCTACCAGTGAGACTAATGCAGGTAACTCTGCTACTGCAGCTGCAACCTCTGCAACCAATGCCGCTGCATCATACGATGACTTTGATGATCGTTACTTAGGTGCTAAGGCTTCTGCTCCTGCGTTAGACAATGACGGTGATGCACTTATTACTGGTGCTTTGTACTTCAATACTACGACTGACATCATGTATGTCTACGGCGGCTCTGGATGGCAGGCTGCTGGTTCATCTGTAAACGGTACAGCTGAACGTCAGACTTATACAGCTACATCTGGTCAGACTACCTTTGCTGTTACATATGACCCCGGCTATGTAGATGTATACCTAAACGGTGTGAAGCTTATCAGTGGTACAGACTTTACTGCTACAAGTGGTACATCCGTTGTGTTGACTACAGGTGCTACAGCAGGTGATAGCGTAGACATTGTAGCTTATGGTACATTTGTAGTAGCTGATACTTATACTAAGTCACAGGCTGATGCTCGTTACGTAGAAGTAGCTGGCGATACTATGACGGGTAACTTGGCTTACGGCGACAACGTGAAGGCGACTTTTGGTGCGTCTGCGGATTTGCAGGTGTATCATACAGGGTCAACAAGTTATATATATGAGCAAGGCACTGGCGACTTGCGGATTAGGGGAAATGAGGTTCGCATCGAAGACGGCGATGGGTCAACGATTGCCTTGTTCCAAAACGATGCTGGCGCACAGTTACGACATAACGGAACTACTGTTTTAAACACTGACGCCACAGGAATTGACGTAACAGGTACTGTGGTTTCTGATAAACTCACCATTGGTACTACAGCCCAAAGTTCATTATTCTATCTGTACGGCGTTCCACAAGCAACATCTGGTGCTTTAGCTACAATAAGAGACTCAAACGCTACAGGCTCAAACACAAGTTTTGGGTCTTTAGTATTTAGCTCAAGCCCCGGCACCGATTACGCTATAGGTAAATCAAACGTAAATGCTGATTCAACTTTAAGTTTTAGGAACGCTAATACGGGTACTTCCTATGTAGATATTGACAGCAGCGGTAAGTTGTATGTTGGTAAAACCGTAAACAGCGTAAATACTGCTGGCACTGTTATATCTAGTGTTGATGGGGTCAGGTCAGCCGTTAGCAATGATGTATCATTAATATTGTCACGCCTTAACAGTGATGGAGACCTTGCCACTTTCTACAAAGACGGCACCACTGTGGGGAGTATTGGGTCTTACGTTAGCTTACCTTACATTGGTAAATCTGATGTAACTTTGTTATTTGATCCCGCTGGCCCTCATATGGTACCAAGAGGTACTAATGGAGGCGCTAGAGATGCTGCTATAAATCTTGGCTCATCAAGCAACCGCTTCAAAGACCTCCACCTTTCTGGCGTTGGCTATGTAGGCACTACTCAAGAAGGTTACACAGCTTTGTCAGGCACTACGCCTAGCATTGATGCTGACACAGCGGGTGGCTTTGCTATTAGCACATCTGGTAATACTACTTTCACTTTTGCTGGTGTTACTTCAGGGCGTTCTGTTGGCTTCACACTCAAGGTAACGGCTGGCGGCACACATACATTGACATGGCCTAGCTCTGTTGATTGGGCAGGTGGTACTGCTCCTGACTCACCTGCTAGTGGCGAGACTAATGTGCTGGTCTTTATCACCTACGATGGCGGTACTACATGGTACGGCTTCCAAGCTGGGGCTGCATTAGCATGAGTGTGATTAGTAAACTTGCCGCACTCGCAGCGGCTGGTGCTGGTGGTGAAACAGAGCAGTATGTTGCGATTGCTTGTAGTGGTACTGTTTCAGACCTACGGAACTCTCTTGTTGTCATACCGTTTAACAAAAACGATGGGTTTGGGACGTATCAAAATATTCCAGCAGGATCAACAGCTCCTCCCAATAGACCAGCTACTCAAGGTCAGGTTGGTTGGTCAGGTGATGGTGGTGCGATTGTGTTTACTCACTTTGACTCACCCCTTGTGTCTGCTTACGCTTTTGCTGGAGGGGCATTGGGTGCTAAATACAGTAACCCCTCAAGTCTACCTTCAGGTAGTAGTGCAACAGGATTAGCTTTTAGCAACTCTGGCAGTTTTGTTTCTCTAGCATCAAATACTAGCAGCAACAACTTTTACACTTATCAATGGTCTGACTCAAGTGGCTTTGGGGCTAGATACACAAGTAACTTTTTGGGTGGGCAAGAGGCAAAAGGTATAGCTTGGTCTAATACTGATAATTGGATTGGTACAGTATCTAATCGTGCTAAAGTTATTAAGTGGACTGGCTCTGGCTACGGTACAGAAGAAGACACTGCGGTTAATGTAAGTGGACAGTACCGTGTTAGTTGGAACAGTGCTGGTGACCATGTAATGTTTTCTGCGGTGACTGCCACAGCTACACAAAGGTTATTGATTTATACATGGAATGACGTAACGGGGCTTGGGACAAATGTGTCACCCTCGTTCTCTTTCTATCCGTATGATGCACAGTTTTCACCTGATGATAAAGCTATAGTTGTTGCGACAAACACCTACCCTTATGTAAAGGCTTTTGCGTGGGATAATGCGACAAGCACTTTAGGTTCAGAGTTGTCAAGCACTGCCTCTCCTGCAAGTGCCACAGGCACTAATGTTGCCTTTAATACAGCGGGAGATGTCGTATTTCTTGGTGTAAACAACGCCAAACTAATGAACGCATATGAGTTTGACTCCACAACAGGTTTTGGGAGCAAGTATGCTGATCCCGTTTTAACTGGTTTTCCCACATCTGGCCCAACGTGTGCTGGCATAGCCTACAAAGACTTCGGTTAAACACAAAAGGAGACTTAAATGTCGCTCGTCAAAATTACAAGCGGTAGTGTAGATACATACCCCTATTCCGTAGGGCAACTACGCCGTGACAACTCTAACACCTCGTTCCCAAAGCAAATCCCTAGTGAGATGCTTGAAAGCTATGGCGTATACACTGTTGTATATACAGACATGCCTAGCATCGATGACCGTACACAGAAGGTTGAACAGGAAGCTACACCATCTTTGGTTGCTGGCGCTTGGACTGTTGGCTGGACTACATCAAGCAAGACCGCTGAAGAGACACAGGCGTGGGACGATAGCGTTGCTTTGTCTAATCGTGGGCAGCGTGATAATCTTTTAATGCAATCTGACTGGACACAAGTAGCTGACGCCCCCGTAGATGCTACAGCATGGGCAACATATCGTCAGGCACTGAGGGACATCACAAGCCACGCTAACTTTCCAAACCTTAATGAGGCTGACTGGCCTGTAAAGCCTGCATAAGAGGATAACTAAATGACAAAAGCAAGAGACTTAGCAAACCTAATCGCAGCGGGTAATCCACTGGCTGATGGGGCTATTAGTGTATCAGAGATTAGTGACCTCACTGCATCTGCTGCAGAACTTAACCAGCTAGACAATACTGCTGACCTCCCCGACATTCGCCCGTCCCTTCTGCTAGACTTTGCGAACAGCAAGACCCTTGATCCACGGATCACGTTTACCCGTGGCTCCACTGCGACTTACTGGGATGGTAAGACCACGGCTAAGGCAGAGGAGAATTTGATTACCTACAGTCAGAATACGACACTTTCGCCTTGGGCAGGTTCTGGCACAACAAGTACAGCTAATACAACAACTGCGCCTGATGGAACAACAACAGCTAATACAATTGAGATTACAACTGAAGGTCCATATCGAAACGTGGCTCAAAGCCCCGTAGGATTGGCCTCAACAGCGTACACTGCAAGCGTGTACTTGAAGAAGTCAAACTGGGATTATGTTCGTGTAAATATGCAGTCAAGGACTAGCGGCAATGGTTATATTGACACAATATCTGCTAGGACAATAAATCTTTCAGACGGCACTACAGTGGGTACAGATGAAGGCACTCCAACAACAACAGATGTGGGCAATGGCTGGTATCGTGTAACGTTTTCTGGGACATCAGCAGGCACTGCGCAAACTATATTTGTTGACGCTAGTTTTGCAGACAGCACAGGAAACGGTGCGCCAGCTACTAACATTGCGTCAGGCTCTGAGTTCTTTATCTGGGGGTTCCAGCTAGAACAGCGCAGTTCCGCCACAGCCTACACAGCGACAACCTCTAGCCCCATCGTGAAATACCAGCCAGTGCTGCAAACAGCGGCATCCGGTGAGGCACGGTTTGACCACGATCCAGTGACAGGTGAAAGCAAAGGGCTGCTGATTGAGGAAGCTCGGACGAATTTGCTGACGCAGTCTGGTGATCTTTCTAACTTTTCTACTTCAAATTCTTCACTAATTACTGCTGCAGTTGTTGCTCCAGACGGCACTCTTTCTGGCAATAAAATACAAGAAAACACTACTGCAAGCATTAGCCACAGCATGGTCACGTTCCCACCTATGTCGGCGTCCACTACCTACACGTTGTCTTTATTCGCAAAAAAGGCAGAGCGTGATTACTTAGCATTAAACATCTACAGCGGATCAACCTCTTACTGGACTTGGTATAATTTGTCGAACGGTACTGTCGGGACGGCAACGAATAGCCCACCTACTTCAATGGAGGATGTGGGAAATGGGTGGTATCGTTGCTCTATCACAGTAACAACAGCCTCAACAGGAACCCCAAACATTGCTGTATATTCATGCGCTCAAAATGGTTCACTTTCATATGATGGCGATGGCTACTCAGGCATCTACGTCTGGGGCGCACAAGTAGAAGTCGGCTCCTTTCCAACGTCATACATCCCCACCTCTGGGTCTACTGTGACTAGGGCGGTTGATACTGCCGAAATCCTTGAAGCTACAATGCTGAACTACATCAACACTATTGAAGGCACATTCCAAGTTGACGCAATCTATGACCCAGACAACACAAAGGCTGCATTTGCTGCTTCAATAGGTAAGGATAATAATAACTATCTTGGTGTTGGTTATTCTAATAGCCCTAGTGGGTATTACCAGCCAACTCACGGCGGCGATATTAATTCAGGAGTTAGCCCCTTAAACGGTAAAAACAGGATAGCAATCTCGTGGGAAGGAACATCTGGGACTGTTCCTGTGTACTATGCAATGAACGGGGAAATATCAAGTGTTGACAATGGCGATGGAGGTATCACCTTCTTAGCGGCAACTCCTGATGATATTAAACTAACCATAGGATACGGAACGTTTAACGCTGTAAGTAGAAAATGTGCGCACATTAGTAAAGTTGCCCTATACCCAAAGGCACTTTCATCAGCCACCCTACAAGCCATGACGGAGGCATAAGCTATGACAACGTATTACCTCAAAGCCCCCTCCGAAGTGGCACTCTGGGAAGCCCTAGAAGCTGCATCGCTGGCACACAAAGAGTATGATCCCACTGATGCACTCAATAGTCGTCCTGATGACTTAGAGCCAGACGCTGAGTGGGATGGCCCCAGCGGCGCATACGAGTGGATGGCGGACACGCCCATGCTCGACATCATCGGCACCATGTATCGTGCGACAGGCACTATGCTGACTGACGGTGAGGGCATGGAGTATGCCGAGATGGAAGCTGTTGATGGCTACCACGCAAACCTTCGTGAAGAGCTAACAGATGAACAGGTGGCTTCACTGCCAACCGTAGATGCACCAGCGACACCGTATCGCAAGTGGGCGGGAGATGAATAATGGCTAAACTTACTGGAACAAACCCCGATCAGGTGCCTACAAATGCTGACCTTGGTACAATGGCGTATCAGGATAAGGATAATGTAAACATTGATGGTGGCAGCATTAACTTAAAAGATAACGATAAGATACAGCTAGGCGATAGCAGTGACTTGCAGATTTATCACGATGGCGGCAATAGTTACATCAGTGACCAAGGTCAGGGCGTTCTTTACATTCAAGGCTCAAGCAATGTTCAAATTGAAAGTGCAACAGGTGAGAACATGGCTGTGTTCTTGGCTGATAATGCTGTGGAATTGTACTATGATAATGGCAAGAGGCTAAACACAACTAGCACAGGGGTGAATATTACAGGTACTTTAGCTAGTGATAGTGGAGATGTAGCAGGTGAACTAATCGCAGGTAGCTACAACGAAACCTACGCTGCCCTCTCTGGTACATCCCCAGCGGTCAACTGCCACAATGGTAACTCCTTCAGCTTAACTCTATCAGGCAACACCACGTTCACCTTCAGCAACCCACCAGCAAGCGGCACGTCCTACACGTTCTCCATCGAGATCATCCAAGATGCTTCAGCTTCTGGCTACACAGTCACATGGCCTGCAAGTGTTGACTGGCCTGCTGCTACTGCTCCAACCCTGACAGCAACAGCTAGTGCGAAGGACATCTTCGTGTTCACCACACGGGATGGCGGGACTAACTGGTACGGCTTCACTGCGGGTCAAGCATTAGCATAAGGAGCTACAATAATGGCTACTAAGAAAAAGATGCTACAGGCTGCGGCTGGTAATGCTGGCGGTGCTGCCCTGAACGTAGAAGATGTGTTCAGCACTTATTTG